AGCGATTGTGTTTGCATCTCTCTCTAGTTGGAACATAAGACCTTTAAATCTCTCAACAGACCATCTACCATTAGAGTCTGTGTCAAGGTCAAATACCCCAGCAGTTGTTGTGTTAATTGCAGCATGTGAGTTGTCATTATCAGCAGCACCTACTTCAGCAGTTCTGTAAACTGTTCTAACTACTTCTCTATTGATCTCAGCTAAGATTTCAGCAGATAATATGTTAGACAATTCAGTTTCAGCGTCTAAGCCGTGAATTGCTTTAAGGTCCTGTGCTAATTCCATAGTGTACTCAGCCTTTAATGCTCTTGACTTAGCAGTTACAGTTGACTTCTCAATTGAGAATGCCATTTCAGCAAATGAGTTCGCCGCAGCGTCTCCAAGTGCTTCTGCATATGCAGTTGTCATACCAGTACCAGTTGTGTAACCAGTAGAAGTACCTATTGAGTCATTAAGAACAGCTGGGTTTTCACCAGTTTGTGCTACAGCGGAAGCCCCTGACACAGAAGAACCAGCTTTGTTTCTTCCAGAAAAGTCAGTATCAGCTTCGTCAAAAAGAGCTTCACCACCACTTTGAGATGTATATCTACTTCTCATTGCGAAGATCAGACCTGTTGGGCCTGACATAGGTTGAACACCAGCGATATCGTAAGCGATAAGGTTTGGCATTGCTCTTCTAACTAAGCTAATTAAAATAGGATTCCAATTTTGTATTGCGGAACCAGTTGCGTTAGTTGGCGCAGCTTCTGATAAGAAAGCAGCGTCTTCTATTAGCGACTTTTCTTGGTTCTCTAATACCATTGAAGTAACGGCTCTTTTATAACTATCTTTGACCTCAGGAAGATCAGGATGGTCTAAAACGGGCTGCCACTTGTTTTGCATTGATTCAGATAAAAACATTTTTCTATCTCTCCTTCTTTTTAGTTAATTAACTACCCTTACTTTACGTATGGGTTTTTCTTTGATTTACTAATTGCAGCAGTATATGCAGCCATTGATTCGTTCATAGAACCAGCATTGTTTTCTGCTACTTCATTAGATTCAGTATCACTCGCTTTTGCTTTAGGGTAGTAAGAATTTTTTAATGTTTCTACACTTTTTCTAAAACTGTCAGCGTCTTTATATTCAATTCCTTCTGCTAAACCTTTAAGTTTTTCAGTTTCAGTTTCAGCAAGGTCACTAGATACGTCATTTATAATGTCGTCTTTAGCAAATTCGCCAATTTTCTGATTTAACTCTACATTAGATTCTAATGTTTTGTTCATATCTTCTTTTAACTTAATGATTGTTGCAGCTTGATCCTCAACAACATAGTTTAGGTAAGCGTCAACTTTTTCTACGATTTCTGATTTAGTTTCTTCAACTTTTTCATTAACCTTAGTTTCGTATTCGCTCTCTAAATTTTCTATTTCTTCAACGAGTTTTGCTTTGATAGAAGCTTCAAATATAGTAGCAGCTTTTGCTTTAAACTCTTCCGAAAGGTCTTCACCTTCAGTTAGAGCAGCAACATCTTCTTTCATGTCCATATCTTTAACTTTATCTTTAGCAGTTTCTTTTTTAACTTCTTTTTCTTTATCAGCTACTTCAGAAACTTCTTTTTTCTTCTCATCATCTTTATCAGCAACTTCTTTGACTTCTTTTTCTTTGTCTTTTTCAGCTACTTCTTTCATATCTTCTTTATCTTTAGAAGCTTTCATCATTTCTTTTTTATCTTTTTTCTCGTCTTCGTCAGCAGTTTCCTTAACATCTTTCTTCTCGTCTTCTTTATTTTCAGACTTGTCGTTTTTCTTGTCAAGGTATTTTTTAAGACCTGCAGGCATTTCGCCTTCTTTCATATCTTCTTTATCTTTAGAAGCTTTCATCATCTCGTCTTTTTTCTTTTCGTCTTCTTTATCTGCTACTTCTTTTACTTCTTCTTTTTCTTTTTCGTCTTTTTTCTCGTCAGCTTCGTTGGCATTGCTATATGATTTTTTAGGATCTGCCTCGGCTTTAAGAGATTGCATTGCGTCAGCTGCTCCTGCACTTTTTTGTTGTGGGTCACCTGTAATGTGGTTAACCCCTTGTGCGAAATCTACTTTTGCGTCTGTCGGTGAAGTAACTGCTTTACTCATAACTTGTTGTACAGTTGCTTGTAATGACTTTGCTGGTTCAGCTGGAGCTGCGTTTTTTGTTGGCAAATCTGCCACAGTATTGTCAGCCATCGTTCTATCTCCTCAATAGTTTTTCTTGTTGTTGTAAAATAAATGCACCACTCCTCTCGGAATGAGTCAATTACTAT